TTACTGCTGGGGTTGGAATTAATGCTGAGGGTGGTGAGTTCCTTGAGATCATTAAGAAGATGGTGTTCCAAGGAAAACCGTGGAACGAAGATAATCGTGAGCATCTTATCATTGAGTTGGGTGATGTTATGTGGTACGTTGCTCAAGCTACAATGGCACTTGATATATCCTTCGATGAGGTAATTGAAACCAACGTCAACAAACTGAAGAAGCGTTATCCTGGTGGTGAGTTTAATGTTCATAACTCAGAAGTTCGTGCTGTTGACGACAGATAATGCTCAGTCTCTGGATCCACTTACGAGCATTCTTTACTGTGGTAGTTGTGAATTGTGCTCATCCTGTCAACTGGGAACAATGTGTTCGGGTGGACCAGTGGCTCTTGCCAGAACTTAAAGAAGGATATGAATTGTGGACAGGACAAACACACCCATATCAAAATGAAAAAGATTATCTCGACCTCTCCTCTAAATAGTTAGACGGGAGGTTTTTTCATATGAAAGCAGGAGATTTTTTCAGAAATGGTGGAAGGTATCTTGATCGTATGGATACCTTATTTGATAAAGCTTTAAGACGTAATGGAAAAGAAAATCTTTTCTCAACAGACATTGGTATTGTTGAGGTAGCAGGATTTACAGTCACTCGTAAAAATGCAGGTAAGTATGTAACTTCACCCTTTCAAGATTTTCATAGTATCAAAGGAAATGCTGGTAAAGAAAATTCTGCAAAGATGCTTTTTGATGCTGTGTGTAGAGAAGGTCTTCGTGGTAAAAACAATATTGAATTTACATGCAATTTTCCTGCTGGAAAAAATGTGTCTCGTGCTGTAAGTAGTGTTGATATTTACTTAGACTTAGAAGACTTTACAAAAACTAGTGAGTTTGGTGGACAAATCAAAGGTGGTAAAAAAATTAATATGGGTAATGTTTATGAAGATGATCTTACTCAATCCTTAATTGATTATTGTTCTGGTAAAAAACCTAAAAAATATCCAGATCATGTCAATATGATTATTGATGCCATGGTCAAAAAATTTGGAGAAGGACCTACCTTCGCAAAAGGCGAGGGTGAAAAGAATCAGAAACGTCCTCTTAAAAAGAAAGGAAGTAATATTGTTATCTCTGCTGGTGGTTCAACTACAAATGATATTGGAAAGACTATCACAGATATTACACTGACAGTTGCTAACAAACCAGTATACATCTCAGTAAAGTTTGGAAGCACATTATCTTTCTTTAACTGTGGTGTACGTAGTAGTGGTAAAGATAATCTAGCTTTATTTCCAGAAGCAAAATTAAAACTAGGTGAAGTGCCTGATGATGGTCAAGAATTTCTAGAAATGTTTGGTATAGATCAACAAAAATTTTTAGATGTATTTGCTAACTACGGAACTAAAAGTGGTCCTACAGTACAAAATCATGTTGATGATACTAAACTATCAACTTCTGGTAAGACAGCATTACAGGATATGATTAAGAGTGGGGTTGGTTATGGATATTGGATGGCGCATTATACAGGATCTCATTTAGAATTTTATGAGATAGATCAAGACTATATGAACAAAGCTGCTTCTCTTGTTAGCAATACCGTTGAGATTAATTATGGTGGTGCTACTGGTAAAGGTAAACGTATTGATATGTTATTTGAAACTAAATCATATAATTTCAAATTTAATATTAGAAACAAACAAGGTGGAGTTTATCCTACACATACCAATGGAGATTATTATAAGAAGTAATGTCAAACATTAAACAGCTAAAACATTTAGAACATCTAGAAGATGAAATGCTCAACTATGGAGTTGAGGGTTGTAAAGCTGCTGTGTCTTTTTTAAAAGAACTTAAGAAAATGTTGGGTCATCAAGAGAGTGGTGGTTTTATGCAAACAAAATGGGACGGTGCTCCTTCAGTTATTTGTGGCACAGATCCTCAGACAGGAATGTTTTTTGTTGGCACCAAATCTGTATTTGCAAAGACTGCTCCTAAACTTTGCTATAGTGAAGAACAGATTGATGGGTGGTATGATGGTGACCTAGCAGAAAAATTAAAATTCTCTCTTCGTTATTTTTCTACTTTAGGTATTGAAGGTGTGGTACAAGGTGATCTTTTATTTACTTCTGATATTAGAAGGGAACGAATTAATGGAGAAGATTTGTATACATTCAGACCAAATACTATTACTTATGGTATTCCAGTAGATCATCCTATTGGTAAGGCAGCAGTCACTGCAAAAGTTGGTGTAGTATTTCATACTCATTATACTGGAGACGTAGTTGCTGACATGCAAGCAAGAGCTGGTGCAAAAGTAAAAGGATCTACTGAAGCTTTAGTAATTCAAAATGATACACCAATGCATAGAGTTGGTTTTTCTCGTGCAGAGATGGGTAAGTTTGATCGTTATATCTCCACTATTGAACGCATGTGTAGTACATGTGGAGATTTTTTAGATGAGTTGGTTACTAAAACAGGAACTACTGGAGATGCTAAGTTTCATATTGCATCATACTTAAAACAGTTCTTCAATAATGAAATTAAGAATGCTCGTTCTATTGGAAACATTGATGAAACAATGTATTCCATGCTCAATTTCTATGAAGAGAAAACAAGTAAAGAACTTGCCAAGATCAAAACAGTTGCAAACCTGACTAAGAAAAGAGAACTTGTATATGGCAGTCAATTATATGTTGAGAAAAATAATGACAAGTTCAAAGCAATGCTAACACTGTACAAAGAATTGCAAGCAGTGAAGCAAATGGTTATAGATAAACTTGACCACCTAGAAGAGTTCAGGACTTTTGTCCAGACAGAGAAAGGATATAAGGTCACAACTCCTGAAGGATATGTTCTGCATAAGGATGGCAGTATGATTAAGTTTGTTAACCGTATGGAGTTTGCATACAACAACTTTACTCTTCAGAAGCAATGGCGTTAAATTGTAACAAGTGCTATTTTACATTTGGTAGGTTTCAACCACCTACTACAGGACACAAAGATAACTTTGCTGGCGTAAAAGCAGCTGCAGGGTTACATGATTATCGTATCTACATTTCACAAACTGTAGATACAAAAGGTAGCAATCCATTGCCACCAGATCGTAAAAAGTTTTATATGGATAAGATGTTTCCTGAACATAAAGGTAAAATTTATAGTGGTCCTAGAGATCCAGTTAAAATTTTACAGGACATTATGCTTGCAGGATACAATGAAGTTATATTCCTTGTAGGTTCTGACAGAGTTGCTGCTATGCAGTTCCTCCATAAATATAATGGTAAAGATTTCTCATTCCGTAAAATTGATATCCAATCTTCTGGAAGTAGAGACGCTGATGGCGATACCTTTGCCATTTCTGGAACTAAGATGAGACGTGCAGCACATGCTGGTGACTTTGATACATTCAGAAAGGGTATTCCCAGAGCATTAAATGATCGTGATTGTCGTGCTCTTATGGCAGAGATTGCAATGGCACTACCTAAGAATTTTAAATGAAAGATTTTAAGAAGTTGCGTGAAGAAGCACTCCGTCAACAACAACGGCAGGATGAAGTTTTCAAAGAAGGTGATATTGTTATGTCATCACGTACAGGAGACAAAGGACACATTCATAGAGCAGGTGGCAACTACGCTATCATTATTTCTGAAGAAGGAAATATGTTTCGTGAATGGATTAAGAACATTAGATCTATAAATAATACGAGAAGAACCTCCCTTTAAGAAATGAAGAAGCCAGATCCTATTAATAAAGTAAGACACAGTGACGAGTTTTCATCTGGACTGATGGAACAGTATGGTAAGTGGATGGGTGGCGATTGCTTCCAGAACACTGAGATGCCTGACTTGCATTTATCCGAAGCTCCTTTTGATGGAATGGATCCACAATCCAATGGTGCTGAACTGGAAAAAATTACGACAAAGAAAAAGGGACCTAAGAAGGAGTCACCTAAAGCACAACTAGCTACTAAGGAAGAGTACGAAGTTTTAGAAAGAGAGGAGGTTGAAATTGATGGTGAAGTTTATGTCCTAGAGAAGAGGAGATATGCTACTGAAGGTATGGCAGCAGCTCGTGATAACGTTGGTGCTTCTACATGCTGGAAAGGATATAAGGCAAAGGGAACTAAGAAGAAAGGTGGTAAAGAAGTTCCTAACTGTGTAAAGGAAGAGGAAGTAACAGAGCATCATCAAAAAGATGCTGACGGTAAGGTCATTGAGCATGATGGTGAAGAGCTAGAAGAAGCAAAGAAAGGACTTTATGCTAATATCCATGCTAAGAGAAAGCGTGGGGAAGCACCTGCAAAAGCAGGTAGTGAAGACTATCCTGCTAAGGATGCATTCAAGAAAGCAGCAAAGACTGCTAAGAAAGAAGAGGTTGAACTAACTGAGAAGAAACTCGACCCAGTTGGTAAGGCAGATGCTGACATCGATAACGATGGTGATGTAGATAAGTCTGACAAGTATTTACATGCACGTCGTAAGAAGGTCACTAAAATCATCTCAATGACGAAGAAGAAAAAATGAAATCCTTTGATAAGTTCCGTGAAGAGTGCGGTTGCGATGAAAAGGAAAAGAAGGTAAAATCTAAACTAAAGAATAAAAAATCTGGTAATGTAGAAGTGATGCCTAATATTCCTGATGGTAAGAAAGGGATGACCACCCGCGCAACTAATGAAGCAAAGAACTATCAAGGTCCTTTGTATGCACCGTGGTCTTCTGTTGTAAAAGGAAGAGGATTTGATCCTATTGAAGAAAGAAAAGTAAAAGAATCATTTGAGGGTGGTGTTCAAAAAGCACGCCGTGACTATCGTTCTGGTACTTTATTAACTTTCAAACAATTCATGTCAAAGATTACTGATATCTTAGACGAGTGGGAGAAATAAATAGGCTATGCAATATGATTTAAGATTATGCTATCCTTTCTATTACCACTCGCAACAAAAGTAATTTCAGACGCAGTTTCCAAGATCCCTGAAAACGAGGAACTTGGAGAAAAACTGATTGATATCTGTTTAGTTATTCTCGGTAAGGCAGTTAAACTGACTAAGACCGATATGGATGACAAACTACTTGAAACTGTGACCGCTGCTATTAAAGCAAGAGAAGAGTAATACTCTAGGGGGAGCAATCCCCCTTTTTATAAATAAACATTAGATAATAGTAATATTCGGAGCACACGTCAATGTCCCTTTACGGAAGAACTGACAGCAATGCAAACAAAACCAAAGCTGGTGTGGGCATTGCAGCGTCAAGTCAAGCAAAAACAACTGTCTTTGTTGACAAAACTGAGGCGCAACTAGCAGAAACTAGATCCCGTGGTATCACCGCTCCTGGTTGGTGGTCCTATTTCACATATACTGATGCGGATGGCAACACTCGCCATAAAGCAGAGCAACTTGTGAATATCGCTAACCCTGATCTCAATTCTAACGAGACACAAACTGATGACACTATCGCAGCAGATGTAGCATCGGCAGTAACCATTACGGTTCAACCTGCTAACTCTACATCTTCTTCGGGTGCTGGTACTTACACCCTCACCACTACGACAACAGGAACACCTGGAGCACTTGCATATCAGTGGCAGCGTCAAACTGCAACTGGTAAGCGTTGGGTTAACATCGCTGCTGGCACAGACACAGGTATTACTTATGCAGACTTCACGACAGCAACTCTTGCTTACAGTGGTCTCGCTGGCGATACTCTGGACGGTAACAAGTTTAGAGTCAAGATCACCTCTGCGGGTGGTACTGAAGAAGTAATGTCTAATGGTGCAGCAACACTAACATTCGGTAGCTAATGAATGAATATAAGTGAACTGAACCATGAAAACTGGTTATTCTTTGCAATTCAAAATTATAACAACCCGTTGTCCGTAACTTATTCAGATTTTGAAGAAGACTTAAAGAGATTTAAGTATATTAAAAGACTACTGAAGAGATACGAGACAACGGGAGAGTTAAAGACTCACCTATTACTTAATCATGTGATAGTTTTATATAATGTTTTTGATGATGCAGCAACCCCACTGCTATTTTACAGAATAGAAGCAACATATTGGTCTGTAATCAAGGCGTTCATGTTGTTTCTAAATAGATTACCACCCAAACTTAATGAGGATGTTGACCAGGAATGTCTAAAGGAACTAAACCTAATATAGAAGAAATGATTAATTCCGCAGGGGATGGTTCTGGTCTCCAGTTACCACCTGCATTTGTCATGGTAAATCCTAGACAACATCGTGCATATAAAAAAGGTAATGAAAATATTGACGGGCGCTCTAAAGGTGCTCGCTCTCTCTTCGACCGTATCCAAAAAAGAAAAATGAAAGAAGACACAAACGTAACCGAAGCTCTGTCTACAGATACTGAGAGAGCTCAAAAACAGATTACTCAGGGTAAGAAACTGGGTCGTCAAAAAGATCTCCAGAAGAAACGTGGAGAAGCAAAAGAAAAAATGATGCGTAAAACCAAAGAAATGGATACGCTAATGAAAGCACGTCTTTCTGATTTTAAAAAGAAAGCGTCTGATCAAACAAAAAAACTTAAAAAAGAACAAACTGAAGTGACTACTAATACTATGAATGAAAACCAAGATGTAATCCAAGTTGCACTTGATGTTGCAACATCTGAACTTAACCCCGCAGGCGAAGGTTCATTTGCTAAGATCCAGTTCTCTGATGGTGGAGTACAAAACCTAGATAACTTCTCTGCTAAGAGAATTGCTGCTTGTTATGCACAACTAGACGACACACATAAGCCACAGTTTCAGTATATGCTGAATAAAAATGCTGCTTCTTATCAATCCGCTCTAGATTTCGCTGTTCGCAACGTCTAAAAGGATATGTCAGACATCAACTCAGCTATCCTAGAAAGGTTAGAAAAAGTTGTAGACTCCTTACAGGAAAATTCTGTAAAGATGGGTCAATTGCTTGCTGTACATAATGAAAAACTAGCTAAACAAGGTGAAGTCGATGGAATTCTATTTGAAAAGATAGATAGAATCCATTCAGATCTTAACAAAGAAACTGATGCTATCAAGAAAGGATGTGAGAGAGACATCCGTCTTGTAGATGATAGACTCAGAATGATGGAGAAAAAGATGTGGTCTATCTTTGGTGGACTCGCTGTGATCTCATTCTTGGTCAGTGTGCCAGGTCAAGCATTGCTTAGGTCATTGACACCTGCTCAACCTTCTGCTAATATGAGCGCAGTGCAAACCTCTCTCATTGAGTTATCTTGACGTTAAGTACATAAATTTAATATCCCCTCGCTTGACTCTTTTCAGTCGTAAGAAGGCAGACCTGTATAATTTCAGGTGTCCTTACTGTGGTGACTCTCAAAAGAGACGCAACAAAGCGAGGGGGTATTTGTTTAAGATTAAAAACAATTTTACTTATAAATGTCACAATTGTGGCGTAGGTAGATCTCTTGCTAATTTTTTAAAAGATCAAGATACACATCTCTATGATCAATATATCATGGAGAAATTTAAAGAAGGTAGCACTGGCAAGGGTACTGCAACTCCAAATCCTAAACTCATTTTTTCCAAACCAAAATTTGTTAAAAAAGATATAGATCTTGAGAAGATTTCAGAGCTAAATAATTCTCACCCAGCACGAGTTTATCTTGAGCAACGTGGTATCAAAGACTTAGATTATTTTTACTATTGTCCAAAGTTTAAAGATTGGACAAATAAGAGAAAGAAGACATTTGATACCTTAAGACAAGATTCACCACGTATTATTATCCCGTTTAAAGACAAAGAAGGTAACCTGTTTGGATACCAAGGCAGATCGCTCGCCCCTCAGGCAAAACTAAGATACATTACGATCATGCTCGATGAAGACAAACCAAAAATCTTTGGACAGGATAGGATTAACACAGACGAATCAATTTACATTGTAGAAGGACCCTTTGACTCAACGTTTATTAAAAACTCGGTTGCCATGGCTGGTTCCGATATTGATATTAGGACGTTTGGTTGGAGCAATCATATTTGGATTTATGATAACGAACCACGCAATCGAGAAATCGTCGCCAGAATCTCCAAGTCAATTGACAGAGGAGATAAAGTAATCATCTGGCCAAAAACTATACAACAAAAAGACATCAATGACATGCACTTAGCTGGACATGATGTTCAAACTTTGGTAGAATCAAACGTCTATCAGGGATTAACCGCAACCCTTAAATTTAACGATTGGAAAAAAGTATGACAAACGGACATGGAATTAAAGTTCGCAAGCGTGACGGGTCTGAGACCGCCCTCAACCTAGATAAGATTCACAAGGTAGTAGAAGAAGCTTGCGAAGGGTTAGGGAGCGGTGTGAGTGCCTCTCAGGTAGAGATGAACTCTGGTCTACAATTCTTTGATGGAATTGAAACCAAAGACATTCAAGAAATTTTGATTCGTTCGGCAAGTGATTTGATTAATTTAGATTCTCCTAACTATCAGTTTGTTGCTGCTCGTCTTCTACTTTATGCTGTCTACAAACAGGTTTTTGGATCCGAATGGGTCCAAGGTCTTCCTAGTGTTTATGATCATGCATGTCACTGCACTGACAAACAAGTTTATGATAAAGATATCCTAGGTAAATATACAAAGGAAGAGTGGAGCAAGATCAATTCTTGGATTGATCATGAACGTGATATGATATTCACCTATGCTGGTTTACGTCAGGTAGTGGATAAATATCTTGTTCAGGATCGTAGCTCTGGTGTGGTTTACGAATCACCCCAGTACATGTACATGATGATTGCAGTAACACTATTCCAAAATTACACAGACAATCGTCTTGAATATGTCCAAAAATACTACAACGCAATCAGCAAACACAAAATCAACATCCCAACGCCAATCATGGCAGGTGTTAGAACGCCTCTTCGGCAGTTTGCGTCTTGCGTTCTGGTTGATGCTGACGACACCTTGGATAGTATTTTTAGTAGTGATATGGCCATCGGTCGCTATGTCGCTCAGAGGGCTGGCATTGGTATCAACGCAGGTCGTATCAGGGGCATCAACGCTAAAATCCGAGGCGGAGAAGTACAGCACACTGGCGTTGTTCCTTTCCTTAAAAAATTTGAATCGACTGTACGATGCTGTACACAAAACGGAATCAGAGGAGGATCGGCAACAGTCCACTTCCCAATCTGGCACCAAGAAATAGAAGACATCCTTGTTCTCAAGAACAACAAAGGTACAGAAGACAATCGAGTGAGGAAACTTGACTACTCAATCCAAATTTCAAAACTTTTCTACGAACGTTTCATTGAGAATGGAGAGGTTAGCTTATTCTCACCGCATGACGTACCAGGTCTCTATGATGCTTTTGGTACTGATGACTTTGACACTCTATATCGGATGCATGAACTCAATGATGCTGTTCCGAGAAAGACTATTGGGGCACAGGAATTAATTCTTTCATTGCTTAAGGAGAGAGCAGAGACTGGTCGTATCTATATCATGAATATTGATCACTGCAACGAGCATTCTTCTTTCAAAGACAAGATTAATATGAGTAACCTCTGTCAAGAGATTACCCTACCTACTGTACCACTTAACCATATTGATGGTGAAGGAGAGATTGCATTGTGCATTCTATCTGCTATCAACGTTGGTAAGATCAACAAGTTAGATGAATTGGAAAATCTCTGTGACCTAGCAGTCCGTGGTCTAGAGGAATTAATTGACTATCAGAACTATCCTGTAGAAGCTGCAAAACGTAGCACTATCAATCGTCGTTCTCTTGGTATTGGTTACATCGGACTATCACACTACCTAGCAAAACATGGATATAAATATGACAACCCTGCAGCATGGAAATCAGTCCACGACTTGTCTGAATCTTTCCAGTTCTATCTACTCAAGTCAAGTAACACCCTTGCCAAAGAAAAAGGTAAGTGTGGTTATTTCGATAGAACAAAGTATGCAGATGGTATCCTCCCAATCGACACTTACAAGCGTGACATTGATGAGTTCTGTGGGGCGGATTTAAGTCATGATTGGGAAAATCTTAGAGAATCTATCGTCACCCACGGTCTTAGGCACTCAACACTGTCCGCACAAATGCCTTCAGAGAGTAGTTCCGTTGTGTCAAACGCAACCAATGGAATCGAACCACCTAGAGGATTCTTGTCCACTAAAAAATCAAAGAAAGGACCTCTTAAGCAGATTGTTCCACAATACGGCACATTAAAAACCAATTATACATTGCTGTGGGATATGAAGGATAATGATGGGTACATTAAAATTGTATCTGCCATGCAAAAATTCTTTGACCAAGCAATTTCTGGCAACTGGAGCTATAACCCAGAAAATTATGACAATAATGAAGTACCTGTATCAGTTATGGCAGGTGACCTTCTTAAAACATATAAGTATGGATGGAAGACTTCCTACTATCAAAATACATACGATCAAAAAGGAGAAGAACCTGAATTTACAGACGAAAAGAAACAGAGTATCGAAGATTTACTTACAAACATTTTGGAAACAGAGGAAGAAGATTGTGACAGTTGCAAAATTTAGAACTAACGAACCCATGAGTAGTGTAGAAGGCATGACAGTATTCAATACTGATCAAGTAGATACAACTAAACAAACTATGTTCTTTGGTCCTCCTCTGGGAGTACAGAGATATGACAAATTTAGGTATCCCATTTTTGATAAGTTGACACAAAATCAACTTGGTTTTTTCTGGAGACCTGAAGAAGTATCTCTGCAGAAAGATAGAGCAGATTATCAAACATTAAACAATGCACAAAAACACATATTTACTAGCAATCTCAAATATCAAATCCTCTTGGACTCTGTACAAGGTCGTGGTCCTGGCATGGCTTTCATGCCTTATTGTTCTTTACCCGAGCTAGAAGGATGTATGAACATCTGGCAGACCATGGAGATGATTCATAGTCGTTCATACACACATATTATTAAAAATGTATATCCAGACCCCTCTGTTGTCTTTGACCACATTCTAGACGACGAGAAGATCCTCTCACGAGCACAATCAGTTACTAAAGCATACGATGAGTTTATTAATATTGCTCAGAGATATGGAACTGGTAGCATGTGGAAGGATACTTGGAAAGATTCCCCAACAGCAAAGTGGGAAATCAACGATCTCAAGAGAAATCTATATAGAGCAGTCGCTAATGTCTACATTCTTGAAGGCATTAGATTCTACGTATCTTTCGCTTGTTCTTTTGCTTTCGGTGAACTTAAACTCCTTGAAGGATCAGCTAAGATCATTGGTCTTATTGCGAGAGATGAATCTCAACACATGACTGTTACTCAAAACATTCTTAACAACTGGAAAAAAGACGATGACCCTGAAATGAGGGAAATTGCTAAGGAAGAGGAAGAGAATGTTTATCAAATGTTCCGTGATTCTGTAGAAGAAGAGAAGCAGTGGGCAGAGTATCTGTTTAAAGATGGATCTATCATTGGTTTGAATGATAAATTACTACAGAAATACGTTGAGTGGACTGCTAATCGTCGTTTGAAGTCTATCGGACTCAATGCAATCTTTGATACTCCTATTACCAACAACCCTCTTCCTTGGACTGCACACTGGTTATCCTCTAAGGGTATGCAGGTAGCTCCACAGGAGACAGAGGTTGAATCTTACCTAATTGGTAGTATTAAACAAGACGTAAAGAAAGATACTTTTGCAGGATTTAAATTATAACTATGGACCTTTGGAAAAATTACAAAACATCTCTTGCAAACGTTTTTCCAGATATGAAATTTGTTCAGCGACATGCTGAATGGACTAATGATAAGGATGTGAACTTGACTGCTGATTTGTATTCAGGTAAACATCTAATCAAATCAAGACAAGTTGAAATTTGGGATGATAAATCTTGCAGCATTTATAACAACATATTGTATCCCAGAACAGGATCAAACTTACCCTGTTTTGGTATGGATCTTATGGGAATGAGTGACAAGAGAGTTGTTATTGTGTTTGATTTTCAACACCCTGTAGAAAAATACTTGTTTTATACATCAGATCTACCTAAAGTAGAAGGAACGTATAGATTTTTTGAAGCAGGCAATCATTTTTCTGACAATCTTATTGTTAGATATTGTAAACCCGATGAGGTAGATGAACATCTTCCTTTGTTTACAAAATATATTCAATATTATAAAAACATGCTAGATGAGCATCAACCAATTGGTACTGATACTACACAGTATGTTGATTTTGACAGATACATGATAAGACTTGATCCTATATCTGGGTATTTGTCCAATAGATTTGGCAAGGAAAAATCTCAAACCTTGATTAAAGAATTCTTTTTCAGTTATGCTTAAAAATGGGAAGACAAATAATTAATGACTTAGCTAGTATTATTCGTAAACATCAAAATACTCTACCTAACATAGAGGAATTAGATGTTGATGATGAATTTAAAGAAGTCTATAAAGAAACACAAGATGGTAGATTGACCATCGAAAATGATATGCACATGTGTACTGGATTACGTAAGGTACATATGGAAATTGCTAGTCTAGGACCACTCGATATCCTACATTGTATTTGGTATCCAGATCCTGAATTTGATTTGCCTATTTTTGGTGCTGATATTATAGCTAACAAAAATATTGTTACTGCTGCTATCACAGATATTTCTCCTGTTGATGATCTATGTCATCCAATCTATGAAGATATTGCTGATATCAGTAGATACTATAGTTTTAGACACAACAGGGAGATTCCTGCATGGGGTACAATTTTTTCACCGTACTGTAAGTTCGCAAGACTAGATGATGATCATGAAATTGATACATTTTGCCATGTAGTTGACGAATATCTAGATGCATTTGTTGGTGCTGTTTGGAAATCAACTATGGATAACAGTGGAGCAGAACAAAGATGGGTAGCACAGTCAGATTACTGTAATAATCAAAAGAAAAATGACAAAACTAGAAAAATTTTAGAAAATTATTTTGGTACTCGTTGGGCAGACCAATATATTAATAAAGTATTGTTTGACGGACCCTAAATATTGGAGATGATATGATGATCATGTGGAAAAATTTAAAGAATATGAGAATGCCTGGATCTATCATGGCAGCGTCTTTGACGGGTCTCTTATTGGGGACAACTATGGTTTTGTTTACAAGATTACCTGTAGCACCACCAACCGTTCCTACATCGGTAGAAAATACTTCTGGCAAAAACGAAAGCCTAGAGCTGTGGGTCAAACTACCAAGCGGCGAAGAGTTACTAGTGAAAGTGACTGGAGAAAATACTACGGAAGTTGTCCAGAGCTTAAAGAAGATGTTAAACAGTATGGACGGGAGTCTTTTGCTAGAGAAATCCTCTCCCTACACAGGACACCTGGAAGGGTCAACTATGAGGAAACTCGTCAGCTCTTCCTCTGTGACGTTTTGACAAAAGCCTTGACAGACGGCACCCCTGCCTACTATAATTCAAACATACTCGGACGTTACTACAGGAAAGACTATTTTGATTTTGGAAATGATTCTGGCGTTGACGCCTGCTGACTACGACCACCTTGCGAGAGCAGTGCAAGTTGAGGCAGCGACTAATACAATGGATGAATACTGTGTTGCAGTCTCTATTCTAAATAGAGTCAAATCACCTAGGTATCCTAATACTGTTGCTGATGTAGTATATGCTCCTGGACAATACGAAGGTTTCTTATACCGTCGTCCATCTGCTAAGACTTCTACCATCACTCGTTTGTTGGATACAAATAAGATGCTTACGGCATATAATATCATTGGAGATAGAACTAATTTTAAAGGACAACGTATGTTGCCTTATCGTGTAGCTGCAGAAGATCCTATGTGTGATCCTAAAGGTAACTTCTTTCATTATCATTGGCAATCGTGATATACTCGATATTTAATTACAACTTCTTTGCTCAATTTCAAGCAGTTAATCATGAAAAATTAATAGCAGAATTAAATAGAGAAGTTGTACTTGGTGTTAATGATTATGCATGGTCTGCTAAGTGTGATGTATCTACAAAAAGATTAGATACAGATAAGTATACTGAATTACTACAACCAAGCATCAATAAATTTGCAGATACTCTTCAAAGAAAATTAAATTTTGTAATTGATGAAGCATGGTTAAATAGTTATCAAGAAGGTTCTTACCAAGAGATACATGATCATGTCCCTTCAGATATATCATGTGTATTATTCTTAAATCACGGAAAAAACTTTTCGGAATTTTATTTTAGGGATAGGTATAGTTCAGATGTCTCATTTAAATTGAGACAAACATTAGGTTTTACAGATCTATGGACTCCACAAATTAAAGCAGGAGATATATTATTTTTTCCTTCCAATGTTCTTCATGGAGTTTCTAAACATAAGAGTGATACGTTGAGAAAAACGTTTTCATGTGATATAATAATCAAATGACTCAGTAGCTCAGTGGATAGAGCAACTGCCTTCTAAGCAGTCGGTCGTTGGTTCGACCCCAACCTGAGTCGTTAGTCGGTATGGCGGAATTGGTAGACGCGCTAGGTTTAGGTTCTAGTGTCTTATGACGTGGAGGTTCAAGTCCTCTTACCGACATTAGGGTGAATAGCTCAGCGGTAGAGCATCTCCTTTACACGGAGGCGGTCGGGGGTTCGATCCCCTCTTCACCCATCACTTCACAGAGAGGTTAAATGCTTAACAATGTTAACGGCAAGATGCAAACTATGCAACAAAGAACTGACAAGCACTAGCAGGATTCAGTTCTGTGGTTGTCCAAATCAGATGAGAGTTTTGGATGATCATATTGGAGCTATTGATTTAAATCAAGTAGTTCTTACAAAACATAAAGAAAGTATTAAATATAACGGGATTCTTACATCTGATGACCTAAAATATCAAGAGGAACGACGTAAAAGAAAAGTGCGTCGTATTAAATTCGAGGAACGTTAATGATCAATCTTGATGAACGGTATCATTCATACCTAATGACAAACAAATGCTTCTATATTGATGGTGTTTGTGAGAAAGTTAAAGGTTATGGTTACAATTGTGACAGTACCGACATTATTGGTTATTATGTACTCACTACAAAACATAAATTATTCTACAATCTGGAGGAAAAATTTCTTCGTAAAGAGCTTCTTCCTACAGTTACTATATAAAAAACATTTTTGATTATTATGCAAATTTTTCTAGACACTGCTGATTATAATGCTATTGCTGAACGCTATGAGACTGGTCTAGTCGATGGTATCACTACAAATCCTACACTAGTTCGTAAGTCTGGTGTAAACTACCTTGATTTTATCAGGACACTTGTTTCTGAATTTAAGTTTGAAAGTATTTCTGCTGAAGTTGAGGGTGATACTGATCTGGAAATGATTCGTAATGCCCAACAATATATTGAGGTTGGAGAAAATGTTACTATCAAATTGCCCCTCACTAAAGATGGGTTATCTGCATGTAAAGTTCTTAGTGATGATGGTATTGGAACTAACGTTACCTTGTGCTTCAGTGTTGCTCAAGCAATCATGGCAGCAAAAGCAGGTGCCTCATATGTTTCTCCATTTGTGGGTCGTTTGAATGATAACTCTATCAGTGGGGTTGAACTTGTTCGTGCTATCTCTGGTCTGTATTCTACTCATGGCGTAAAGACTGAGATCCTTGCTGCTAGTTTGAGAGATGTTCACCATGTCTCTCGTTGCTTCCTGTATGGCGCTAACGTATGTACGTTGCCACCAGCTGTGTTTGATAAAATGTATAACCATGTGTTGACCGATTCTGGTCTAGCAATTTTTGAAGAAGACTTTAAACAACTACAAAAATGATTATAATCTATTCAAAATCTGGTTGTCCATATTGCGTAAAGATGAAAAAAGTGATGGAGATTGAAGAACTCCAACAAGTATCATATGAACTTAATCGTGACTTTACAAAAGAAGAATTCTATGCTAAATTTGGTGAGGGATCAACCTTTCCACAAGTCACTCTAGATGATCTTCATCTAGGTGGGTGTCAGGAATCTATTAAACATATGCAAAAGGAGAAAATCTGTTGTCAGCTATAATCGAAGTTCCGTTTGCTGAATTTGAAAAAGACTTTGATGCTTACATGGATCGCATTGAAGCAGGTGAATCCTTTATAGTTCGTAAACCAGATGGAACTGCTGTCATGGCAGTCCCTGCTGATGAATACAAAGAACTAACAGATCAGGTTACTGATAAAGATTGGGAAAACATGATGACAACACACGACGATGCTAGTTAAAACATTAGAATCTATTGCTACGAATGAACTCTACATGGGGTACATCTTTGGCATCATGATCTTGGGTGGATTCATCCGAGAACATAGTGCTCTAGAAGATGTTTATTCGTTAGCTAAGAAATACATCAAGGACAATCGTGTCCTTGTTATTATAACCTCACTGTTAGGTGGTATACTTCCTATTCCAGGACGTGTTGCTCTATCAGCACCACTCCTAGATGCTATTGCACCACCTGATAAACAGAGGCGTTCTGACTTTGGTGTGATTGATTATCTATCTGTTCACCATTACTATTGGTGGTCGCCATTAGAGAAGACGGTTGTCTTGCCAATGGCAGTGATGGGTGTATCTTATGGAACATTCCTAGGATATACTATCGTTCCTTTGATTATCACCTTGACATACACATGGTGGTATATCTTTACTAAGGTTCCAGCTTCGTCTGTTGTTCCTAACCTAGAATATGTACGAGACTTTAACTGGCGTCGTGCATTAACTGGTTGGGCACCACTGATTGCTACTGTTATCTTGCTACTCAATACAGGAAAAGCAGGAGCACCATTCTTCTTCCCTTGGTTCCTTGGTATGTCAATTTATTATTCGATTGTATATAAGGATTGGAAGTGGGGTAGATGGTTGGATGGTAAGTTTGCTATTATTGCAACTATTGTCCTTGCTCTTGGTGGTGTGGTTGGACTGGTCAAAGGACCTGTCATGGACTATCTCAATGCAGCAACTCCTGGAATGCTTATTCCTGCTTCTCTAGTAGCTATGGTTGCTGCTTACATCATGGGTTCATCTGGCAAGTATGCTGGCATGACTTCTGTGCTAGTATCGATCTTCGGTCCTCAGTATCTCGTGTGGTTCCTCTGCACTGAGTATTCTGGTTACCTGATCTCACCTGCACACAAGTGTCTCATGATTGGACAGCAGTATTTCGGTACACCAATTCGGAAATACTACGTTGTCTTGTCTCGATTGTGTGCTATACTTATTGCATACGCAGCACTCGTCACTTTCGTCCTATGAAACCAACTGTTATTCTTGAGCGATATCCCTACCGCTATGTCCAGTGCGGTACGCTAGAGATCAACGGTAAACCTGACTACCGTATCCAAAAATATCATGAGTGGAAAAAGCGGTACTTTGATATGTACTTGCTTGATAACTCCATTCAACTGGATTATGTTTTGGAAGATTTTGAGTACACCAAATGGTTAGATCCAGAAGGTGTACCTTGTTATGTCAGAGATCGTGTTACTACTTAAGAGGTTACTATGAGCGTTACATCACAATTAGAAAAAGCAGAAGAAGCTATTCGTCAGGCATTGATCAACGCTCTCGCAGAGGGTGAAGATGCATACCTTACAGAACTGTTTGAACAACTCAATTCGGTTCGTGGTTTGCAAAAGAAAGTGAGTAATACTATTCGCTTTACTGATGACAGTGATAGTTATTATGATCGTTTAAACGATCCTAACTATTCGTCATCCATGTTTGATCTTACATCACCATACATTACTAATGTAAAACCAGGAAAAGATCTGGATCGTATTGATAATGTTCTTGATTTCCCGATTAAGATTGGAAATTATAGTGGTGATGTTGTTACTTTTGGTGATATTGATAGTCCCGAAACGACTTAAAACTTATTCTGGTGGATCCAAAGACCCCTTCCGTGTGGATGATTTCCTGTTTTGCATCTAAACTAAAACAGGTGGCGTGCATGGTAGACCTATGAGCAAAGTTCTTAATTATTATTACTTACCTACAGCAGTCGATAGTTCTGTTAGTGAAGTTATTGTTAATCAATTATCTAAACTAAAACTAGAGGAAGCTAGAGTTACTGAATCTGGTAAAGATTCAGGAGAAAGTAATAAGACTATTAGGAACTGCCTGACCCAAGGCATCCCTTCAGATCATTGGGTATCAGGAATGCTCTCGCATTTTGTCAATTGTGCCAATACAAATTTGTTTCATTTCGATCTTCATAACTGGGCGGATTTTATTCACCTATGTGTGTATGATACAAAAGAATCACATTATCATTGGCACACTGACATTTCTCCAGCACTCTATGAGCAACCAATTAATCATATAAGAAAATTAAGTATCAGCATGTGTCTCTCTCCTAAAGAAGAGTATGAAGGTGGAGAGTTTGAACTGTATGTTGGTAGAAAAATGTTTAGTTTTAAAATGGATTGTGGCGATGCTATTATATTTCCCTCAGATTGTATGCATAGAGTTAGACGGATTAACTCTGGCAGTAGAAAATCATTAGTTGGGTGGTACGGCGGTCCTCCATTTAGATAAATACTTCTAGCTTAGTGTAACTGTCTTCAGGACTGGAAGTATGTCAAAAATTCTTGCAAATGAAATCGCCAATTATGGTGATAATGCGCCTATAGATCTTAAGGAAGGTCTTAATATTCCTGCTGGTAAACCCATTCAAGCAGCAGGTAGTGCAGGAAGTTCGGGACAAATCCTCAGCACAACTGGATCTTCTATCGCTTGGGTAACACCTTTTGATGGAAGTTATAATAGTCTAACTAACAGACCTAGTATTCCTGCAGCACAGGTAAACTCAGATTGGAATGCTAGTGGTGGTGTTGCAGTTATTCTTAACAAACCCTCTGTTCCTCCACTGCCTAGTGTAACCACAGCAGCTGCTTCTGGTGGTGGTAGTCTTTCATATAATGGTGCGAATGGTGAGTTTACATTTACTCCAGCATCTATTTCTCCTAACTGGGACACAGCATATGGGTGGGGTAATCATGCTAATGCTGGATATATAACAGCAGAAGCAGACACTCTTGATACTGTAATTGGTAGAGGTGCTACTACTTCTACTAAAATTATTGCTAATGGTGGTGTAAGAGGTGGAACTCTTTCTTCTGGATCTTCTAATGATGTTCAACTCTTCCACACTAATGCTACACACAAATCTACATTACAACATCTCAATACGTTCAGTGATTTTGATATTAAGAGCGTTACTGATGTCAACATTATTGGTGGAATAACTGAAGGTGGTGGTGTAAATCTTTCTCACACTACAAATGCAGGAGACAATGCAGTTGTAAGACTTCAAACTACCGCTGGTGGTGTAACCATTAATGGTTCTATTGAAATGGGTAGTGGTAATTTAACTACTACTGGCAAAATATTATATGCTAACAACTATGATACCCTAGGAGATCTTCCTGGTGCATCTACTTATCATGGTATGTTTGCACATGTACATGGTACAGGTAAAGGATACTTTGCACATGCTGGTGCTTGGACTGAATTGCTAGATGTCAATTCTTCCATGGCAGATCTTGGTGATGTAGACCTTACTGTTGCACCTACTGATGGTCAGGTTCTTAAGTGGGAACAATCTTCTGGTTCATGGAAAGCAGCTAATGATCTCACTGGTGGTGGTGGAGGTGGTCTTGCACTAACAGATCTTTCTGCTTCAACTGCAACTGCATCTGGTGGTGGATCTCTTTCTTATAACTCTGGTAGTGGTGCATTTACTTTCACACCACCTGATCTCTCTAGCTATCTAACAACAGAAACTGACCCTGTATTCCTTGCTTCTGATGCAGCAGCAGTAACTTCTGCACAAATTACTAATTGGAACTCTGCATATGCATGGGGTAATCATGGATCGCAAGGTTACCTAGTTGGATATGGTGCAGTTTCTAATCACACTGATGTCAACATCACTGGTGCATCTAATAGTCAACTACTACAATACAATGGTACTAACTGGGTAAACTGGACACCTAACTACATCAGTTCTGAAACTGATACACTTGCTACTGTAACAGGTAGAGGTGCTCAAACTAATAATGCGATCACGATAGGTGATGTTTCCAACGGTGGAGATTTAAATATTTCTGCTGGGAATGACAATTACCTCAAAATTTTTGCTTCAGGTAATGAAGCATATATTAGAAATATTGACAACAACGGTGGCACTGGTGGTGGTGGTCTAAACATTGCTGCTCGCACTACACTTGGATTGTATTCTGGTGGTACGGGTGGTTCGCATATTACTTTCGTAGGTAGTTCAACTGGAACTGCGGGATTATATTATCAATCCTTGAAAAAATTAGAGACTAGTTCCACTGGCGTAACAGTCACTGGTGCTCTCACTTCAGGTTCTTTTGTCAAGAGTGGTGGTACATCATCTGAGTATTTGATGGCAGATGGATCTGTCACTACTGGTGGTGGAGGAGGTGGTGCTAGTGTTACTATCTCTGACACACCACCTGCTGCAACCGCTGGTGATTTATGGTGGGAGAGTGATACTGGTCGCCTCAAGATTTATTATCAGGATACTGATACGACGCAATGGGTTGACACTAATCCACCACTAACTCAAGATAGAATTGCATCTTCATCTGCTCCATCTTCTGCTACAGATACTGGAACTCCTGGTGACATTAGATATGATTCTGGTTATGTTTACATCTGCATCTCTAATAATACTTGGAAGAGAGCAGCACTTACAACATGGTAATTCTAAATAATACGGAAGGAGCATCATAAGAAATGGCAATCAATTTTCCCTCAACAGCAGGGCAGGCAACTGACGGTTCATACACCTATAACGTAGCGGGTATTATTTACGTATGGAATGGATCGTCGTGGGAAGCAGCAGGAGCTGGTGCTAGTGCAACTGACAGAACTTTGTTTAGTGTTACCAATGCATCTGCAGGTAGCACATCTCTTTCATATAACAATAGTAATGGTGTATTTACTTACACTCCTCCTAATCTTTCTGGTTACCTAACAGCAGAAGCAGACACTCTTGATACTGTAACTGGTAGAGGTGCTACTACAACAAATACAGTTCAGGTTGGACGACTTGATATTGGTGGTACATCTCAAACCATCCTTCCTAGTGGAACAAATGACATAACATTCCAGAATACATTTACTGGAGGTGCAATCCTTTTACGTGCTGCTGGTGATGTAGAGATCCAAAGTTATCAAGGATCTTCTTTGTTGAAAACAAACACTAGTGCTGGAACCACAGGTGGAATTAAATTATATTATGCTACTGGTCTCACTACAGAAGTTGAAAGACTTGCAACTACTTCTACTGGTGTAACTATTAATGGTGTTCTTACTGCTGGTAGTCTAACCTATCCATCAACTAATGGTACTAGTGGACAAGTCTTGACGAGTGATGGAGCTGGTGGTGTAACATGGACTGCTGGTGGATTGCAATCAAGAACTACAGCATCTGTAACACAATCGATTGCTAATGCAGGTTCTTCTGATGTTTCTATTACAACACCTTCGGGTTATGCATTACTTTCTATCGCAACATCACATGCTGCATGGGTAACTCTTTATAGTGATACTACTAGCAGAACAAATGATTCTACTAGAGCTATTACTAATGATCCTTTACCAGGATCAGGAGTTCTTGCAGAGGTAATTACAACTGGTAATACTACTCAATTGATTACACCAGGAGTTATTTGTTTTAACTCTGGTGGTGCTGGTCAGAATACTACTTACGCAAAGATTGTAAACCGAAGTGGTTCTACTAATAACATACAGGTAACCCTTACGTACATCACAATCGAGGCTTGATATGTCGGAAAAAATCTACATCGTCACTCTTCATAAGAGAGAAGACTTAGAAGCTTTCTATTCAGAGATGGTAGAGAATGGTTTTCGTCTAAACATGAAGCGTCCAATGAGTAGATGCACTCATTATTGGATGACTTCCGAACAAGCAGAAGAATTAAAACAAGATCCTAGAGTGTGGGATGTAGAATTAAATCCTGAGGATGCTGGATACGAGATGGTTCGCCATTCATATCCCACTAGTTTAAATCATTCTACTATTCAATTAACAGGTCAATATTGGAAAGATGATACTATTGCACCTGTTACAATTGATCCATCTGTAGATACCAACTGGGGACTATATCATCATGCTGGTGTATACAGTATTGGATTTCCTAATAGAGATAAGAATAATTTTGGAGCAGGTGCGACAGAAAAAATTGGAGATGATGTTATCTGGCACAATGATGGTTCTGAAGTTGATGTAGTTATCTGTGATGATCCCGTGTCTAGTGATTGTGGTGAGTGGTTGAATAGAGTTAATAGACAACCACTACAAGGAGCAGGAACTACAAATAGATTTGTAGAATATCAATGGTTTAATAATCTTAATGCTGCAGTAGGATCTATTGATGATGACGGACAGACATTACCTACTGGATCTGTAACTTATTACACTAATGGAACAAATACTGTTGAACACGGTACACACGTTGCTGGAACAGTAGCTGGTGGTAACTATGGGTGGGCGTCAGCAGCAAACATATATGGTCTACAAGTTCTTGGAACAATGCCTTCGGGTCAATCTATACCAGGACTGTTAATTTTTGATTACCTCAGAGCATTTCATACTGGTAAAGCAATTGATGATAACCTAGGAATTAGAAGACCTACTATCACTAATCATAGTTGGGGATATGGAATCTCTGCTAATAGTGAAACATTCCCAAACGGTTTTAGTATTGCTGACATCATTGAAATCCAATACCAAGGTGTGATTTATAACTCATCTAATCCAGGACCATCTGGTTGGAACATATACGGTATTGAAGTTGATTTTGGTATTGGACAATATAAAACAAAATTTCCTGTACACTACACCTCAATCAATGCAGACGTTGAGGATGCTATTAAAGATGGAGTTGTCATTATTTCAGCTGCAGGTAATGATAATTTTAATGTTGTTCGTGATGGTGAAGCAGATTGGAATAACTATGTCAGAATTAGTGGAGTGAATGGTGGTAGTCAATTATATTACAATAGAGGTTCATCTCCATCATCATCTCCCAACGCTATTTCTGTTGGTGCAGTAAGTAAGTATGCAAATCAGAGGAGAGCTAGTTTTTCTAACTATGGAACTGGTGTAGATATCTTCGCTGCTGGACAAAATATTCTTTCTTCCTGGCCAAACCCTGCTACAATTACTGGTGACTATGCAGGTATTGGATTAGTTGATGTAAAATATAGTCAAGGAACTGGCGACTGGATGTATCCTATTAGTGGTACTAGCATGGCGAGTCCACAAGTTGCTGGTATCATCGCATGTGCTGCTACTGGAAAGAATAGATTTACTCAAGAAGATGCTTTTGGTGTTATTGAAAGAGGTCATCAAGAAAACTTAATGACTTTTGACACAGGTATTGGGGGTGGATCTATTGCTCTTACATATGATGTGACTGTTACAGCACCAAGTTCTGCTTACTATACTCTTAACGGTCAAACTAGAGACGGAACTATTAGTGGTAACGATATTACTGTTAGGATTTTCGTAGGTGATACAATTAACTTTAATTTGAGTGGAGTTGGTAGTATTCACCCATTCAAAGTGAGACAGTCTCCTGGCGGAGCGGATGTAAACAATCCTACTATTCCTAACAATGGAGCTACGGGAACAACAACTGTTGCTTGGACTCCTGCAGCAGCAGGAACTTACTACTATCAATGTAGTGTTCATGCTAGTATGCTTGGTATTATTCAGGTAGATGATTTCTCTACTCCACCACCAGGATCATTTGCTGATGATTCATGTGCAGCAGGCACATTAAATAATACTATTGAGTATAAATTTACTAGGTGGCAGGGCACAGGTGACTGGTCAGGTGGTGGTATCGCTGGAGTAGCTGATGATTTTAAGGGTAGAAGAAAACTAAATCAAAACTCATTAGCATACCCACGTAGGAACACTTTATTCCAACCTGCGGTTGGACCTTAAAGGATAATACATAAATAAACCTGAGCACTAGTATTTGTTGGTAGTTAAATGGCTGACCGCTTTCCGTTAATTGTAAATCCAGTTTCACAAAAGATTGAAGAACTGATTTCTGGAGATAATTTAGACCTTACAGGTAACAATTTTGTTATCAGTGGAGACGCTGGTAGCGGTAAATATCTGACGAGTGATGGAACGTCAGTTTTCTGGGGAACGCCAGGTAACGTATACCTTACACAAACACAAACTCTCACAAATAAATCACTTGAAGGTTGTACTATTGTTGGTACGCTCAACACATTAACCAACATACCAAACAACTCATTAATTAACTCACAGATTACTGTAAACGGAACCGCTATTGCTCTAGGCGGAACAGTAACTACTCCAGACAACAATACTACCTACGCTATCTCTGCTCAAGATGGTTCTGGTGCTTCTCAAAAAATTCTTAGATTAACATCTGGTGGTAACGCTGGTGCAGGTGTTGATGATGATGTTATTCTTGCAGTTGGAGTTCCTTCATCTGTTCCCGCTGGTAACAAAGCACTTAGTTTATTCCTTGATAGAAGTGGTGAGGCTATCACAATTTCTGGTTATCAAGAAGATGACAATACTGTAACTACACTACAATCTGCTACTGGTGGTACAGCACAGAGTGGTGATATTACTATTGCAGCTGCAGGATCCTCTATTATTTCTCAGGACGCAGCAACAAAAACAATTACAATTACGTCTAGTTATGTTGATACTATCACTAGACTGAGAGCAACTACTGGTCAGGTATTTGCTGATGCAGATTTTACTTTCTTAGCTACTGGTGCAAGTACAGTAGCTCAAGGTATTGATGGTAATGGTGATCCTACTATTACATATGATTCTACTGATACTATCACTAGACTCAAGGGTGGCGGCGCAGGATCATTCGTAACTGGTGACACAACAATTACTGGTGGTACAAATGTTACAGTATCACAAGCTGGTAACACTATCTCTGTTGCAAGTATAGACACAGATACTATTACCAAACTAGGTGCTAATAACGGAGTAGTTTCTTCTGGTGACTTCCAGTTCTCAGGTGCTGGAGCAACTAGTGTTAGCTCACAAACAGTTGCTGGTGTCACTACATTTACATTCACATCTGCTAACGACGATACAGGTGCTACGCTAACTGCTTCTGGTGGTGTAATTCTTTCTGGAGTAGATTTTAGAATTAAAAACTATAGTAATTTCAGTGGTAACACTGTAATGAAATGGGATGCAGGTAACCTACAGTTAACAGATACTTTAATTACTGACAATGGATCTACAGTCACAATTAATGGAGACTTAGTTGTTGAGGGAACTCAAACAATTCTGAACACTTCTACTTTACAAGTAGAAGATAATGATATTGAATTAAGAAAGGGTGTTAATCTTACTGGTGCTAATGGTGGCATCACTCTTAACAGAACATCTGATCCTTCAGGTAACATTACATCATATGTTTCTCTACAATGGAATGAGTCTTCTGGATACTGGAGATCGTGGGATGGTTCCGTAGAGAAAAGATTTGTTACTGAAGGTGAGACGCAAGTTTTAACTAACAAAACTCTTACAGCACCAACATTAACTGCACCTATTCTTGGAGCAGCTACAGCTACATCGATCAATGGACTTGAGATTGCTTCTACTGCATCTGCAACTTTAGATATTGCTACAAGTAAAACTCTAGATGTTGATAGAGATCTTGTTCTTACATCTGATAATAGTACCTCTTCTATTAGTGTAAACTTTAGACAGGGTGGTAACGTTGCATTTACATCAGATACTTTAGCATCGTTTGCATCAACAACATCCACACAGTTACGTGGTTTGATTACAGATACTACT